GCGGCAGGTGGTACTGGCGGAACAGGACCTACTGGACCAACAGGCCCAACAGGAGCTAAGGGCGCAACTGGTGCAACTGGTGGAAGTGGTGGTACGGGACCAACCGGACCAACAGGAGCTAAAGGAGCAACTGGAGCAGGCGGTGGAACTGGACCAACAGGAGGAACCGGACCGACTGGCTCAAAAGGTCAAAAAGGGCAAACTGGTTCAACTGGTGGAAGTGGTGGTACGGGACCAACCGGTCCAACAGGACCAACTGGACCTACAGGCCCAACAGGCGCAGGTATAAGTTCAAGTTCAAACACACAGTTAAATTCAATGGGTGTAGGTACAGGAGCATCCGGAACTAGTGGTGAAATTAGAGCAACTAATAACATTACTGCTTACTATTCAGATGAAAGACTAAAAGAGTTTGAAGGTAAGATAGATAATGCATTAGAAAAAGTATTAGCATTAAGTGGTTATTACTATAAAGATAACGAACTAGCTAAAGAGTTAGGTTATGACAATGACAGACGTCAAGTAGGTCTAAGTGCGCAAGAAGTGAAAAAGATACTACCAGAAGTTATAACAGAAGCTCCAATCGACGAACAATATTTAACAATATGGTATGATAAACTTATACCGCTAATCATTGAGGCAATAAAGGAATTAGCTGACAAAAAGTAAACACAGGAGGTGTTATGAATGCAATTTGGCAAATGTGGGAAAGAGGCATAACGCCTACTACTTGCAACAAAATAATAGAAGAATGTGAAAAGCTACAGCCCATGGAAGCTAATGTAGGTCTTACAGATTCTAATGTAAATACAAGCATACGAAGATCTGAAGTAAGATGGGCAGGACAGGTAGAGTGGATAAACAAACTTGTTTATAGCTTTGCTACTAGAGCTAATAGACAAGCTTTTGGTTTTGACATTTCTTATCTAGAAGATATCCAATACACTATATATAATGGTACAGATGAAGGCTACTATGACTGGCACCATGATACTTTTTGGGCAGGTAATACTTCTTTTGATAGAAAAATAAGCGTAACAATACAACTTAGCGACCCTACAGAATATGCAGGGGGACGATTTCTTTTAGATCCTATGTATGAACAACCCGACCCTATTGCGTTAGTACAACGCGGTACAGTATTTTGTTTTCCTTCTCCAATACGACATACAGTGGAGCCCGTAACTAGCGGCGTACGTAAATCTTTAGTAGCCTGGATAGAAGGACCGAAGTTTAGATGATTATAGTAATAGATAAAGTTTTTTATCCTGCAACTTTAGAGACTATAAACAGCCAAAACAAACACGCTTATTTTAAAAAAGAAGAAGAACATGACAACGGTATAGTTGCTAGACGTTTAACCCAGACAGCCGCTAATTATTTTAACTTTGATAATCAAGTAGGCTATGACATATGGTTTCATAGAAATGGCATGCCAGATTGGCATCAGGATAGAGATGAGCAGACTTTTTTTAAAACAGGACAAAGCCATTTTCCTATATGTTCTATAGTTTTTTACCCGCATGTAAAAGATTTAGTAGGCGGCGAACTTATATTTAAAAACAACATGCGTATAACACCAGTGTCAAATAGACTTGTTATGTTTGGTCCTGGGCTAGAACATAAAGTAACACCTATACAAAGTGGCGAAAGAATATCTATGAACATAAACGCTTGGAATTACGACGTTGAGGTAGCCACAGACTTTAATTAATGAAAAAATTTGTAATTAACCTAGAGAGTAGGCCTGAACGTAAACAACACTTTATAGATAAAAATCCAACATTAGAAGATTATACTTTTATAGAAGCTGTAGATGGTTTAAGCCAAGACTTATCTGAATATAAAACTAGACCCGGTTGGATAGACCCATTTCAAAACAGAGGTATAGTTCCTACAGAAGTAGCTTGTTTTTTATCTCATAGAAAAATGTGGCAAAAATGTGTAGAGTTAGATGAACCTATATATGTAATAGAAGATGATGCCATAATAAATGTAGAAAGGTGGGATGAAGAATTTTATGACCATACTATAGGATATTGGGATTTGCTGTATTTACAGCGTAACGAAAATGAACCAGAAAACACTATAAAGGTAAGTGAAAGACTAGAAAGGCCTTGGTACCCATACAATACAACAGCGTATGTTATATCACCTAAAGGCGCACGAAAACTTTTAAATACTAATATAATGGAAGGGGGTATAATACCAGTAGACGAGTATATACCTGAACAAATTAGAGAAGCTAGCCTTATGGCACTTGCTTTACAAGAGGATTCTTGCAATCAAGCTACTAGAGACGTGTTACCTTCTGACATACGTAACGATAGGAGAGATATGACTATACATGCAATAACAATTGGTACAGATGTGACCAAAATGAAAAAACTATATGATTCTGCAGATAAGCACAATGTAAAAATAGATAACTGGGGTGAAGGTGTTGATTGGAGAGGCTCAGATATGACAGGGCCAGGTGGTGGCCAAAAAGTAAATATACTAAAACAACATATACAAAATTTGCCGGACACGGATATTTTACTCTTTACAGATTCGTACGACGTTTTTTACGCAGATAACTTAGAAACAATTAAAGAAAGATACTTGGATATGGGGCATAAGGTACTTTTTTCTGCAGAAGAAGTATGTTGGCCCGATCCTAGTTTAGGTAATCAGTTTCCTTCTGTACATACAAGATATAGATATCTTAACTCTGGCACGTTTATAGGTGAAGTAGGAGAAATAAAAAAAATACTAACTCATGGTTCTATAACAGATCGCCAAGACGACCAGTTGTTTTATCAACAAGCATACTTAGAAGGTATTTATGATATAGGTTTAGATGTAGAAGCTTATATATTTCAGTGTCACGAGCCTAATATAACCATGTTAGGTAAACAACTACATAACCAGGAAACTACATGTTGTCCTTGTATATACCACGGCAATGGTGATAACTCTGCAAAAGATAACTTTGAACGTATCTATAAAGAGATGTACCCGCAGTACAACTTGTTTCATACCCCTACCCATGACTATGAAGTCATAGAGAAAGACATGATCTTAATAGATTTTATGTCAGAACATCAATGCCAAAGACTTATAGAACTAGCAGAGCAAAATGCAGAGTGGAAAAGCTTGCCTAACGACACTTACCCTGCACAAGAGATAAGACTAAAAGAACTTAACCTATACCAAGAATTAGAAGAACATTGGCAGAAACATGTCAAACCTATAATAGAACCCTATTGGAATCCTATGGTTGTAGAGGGTATAAGAGATGCGTTTATGTTGAAGTATTCTACTAATTCACAAACAAAACTAGCGCTACACCATGACTCTTCGCACGTAACTGGCTCAGTAAAATTAAATAAAAACTATAAAGGTGGCGAGTTATTCTTTCCTAGACAAGGCATAAGCAATGCTGATATACCTGTAGGTAAACTGCTTCTGTTTCCAGGGCAAGTTACGCACCCGCACGAATGCGTAGAACTAACAGAAGGCACTAAGTACAGCCTCACTATATGGTCACAAAGGTACAAAGGCGATATACTGTAGGAATGTACACAGCCGCATCACTTACAGAACAAGACATAGCAACTCTTTACTACGAAGGTGTTTTAAAAGATTTATATATACAGTCTAGTGGGTATATAAACAGAGGTACTTATGCTTATCCTGGACTAGACTACACTCCAGAACAAATAGCTTCTGCTTCAGAAGACCATAAAACAGATTTTTGGTACAACGTTTGTCTAGGAAATTTAGCACAACCAGGCGGCGTAGTTATAGGTACATACGTTAACGATTACCTTGTAAGTTTATTTATGGGGTTTATTAACGATAACGGCGAATACCATTTGTGTAACTTCCTAATGAGGCCAGATGCAGACGGCACGAGAAACTTTTTATTTGTGTCTGAGTATCATAATGTTTTAGGCGAAGTAGAAAAGTCTTTAGGTGCTACAGTAGCTTATACCTACGTAGATGTAGGTTCTCCTATACATGACAGCTTAACATCTTGGATAAACTACTTTCGTAATATAGAAGAGTCAAATGTAAAAAATTGGGGCAGCATGGTAAACTTAGGAGAAGTTACTCAAAGTTACGGCGTTCCCGAAGGTGAAACTTGGGAAAACGTAAAAGATAATTACAGTTGTACTTTTGAAAAATATAAAATGGAGTACTATTAATGGCTTGGTTTAAAGATACAAATGTAGATATGGCAGAATTAGCCAGTGTATATCGTACACCTAACCAGGGTGTATCTGCTAAATCTAATTCTAATATATCTTTTACTGACTACAGACACATGCCCCCCCAGGCAAATGGCTCTAACAATACTCTTGGTATTAGTGGAGGTAATCAAACTTTACGATTTGATGATTTACATGATACAGGGGGCGTTGTAGGGGGTTCAAGTACTTACACTACTGGGTCTACTAAAGGAGCACAAACCAGGACCCTAGCAGGGGCTTTTACTGCGCATGGAGCATCTGTTGTAAGAACCGATGGGTCAGCTACCTCACAGGGCTATATGAAATTAGGTTCCCAATCAGGAACACCTGACCTTCGAGGAGTTGGTAGCTTTGGTGTTCCTACTACTTTTTCCTATTATCTAGAAGGTATAGGATCTGAACAGCTTAGTTTAGGAGGTTCATTTTTTGTTGTAGTAAGGGGTAGTGGGTATCAAGCTAGCGCACCGGCAGCAAATTCTTGGAGTACTATAAGAGTAAGAAATCTTCTAGTAAATGGAGGTGGTTTTACTACTAATTTTAACCAGTCTGACGGGACAGACGTTATTGGATGGACTTCTAGTGTTAGTGGTACTACTAGGATATGGACAGCCCCGCACGGGCTTGCTGGTGTTTACAACCTACCCTCGGGTTGGGTTGGCAACTCAACCCATTCAATTGAGTTTATCTAAACTTAGTATATAATTTCAACATGGCTACGGTTAAAGAAACATTGGCAAAAATCGAATCACACGAAAAAGAGTGTAATATTCGATACACTGCTATAGAGAAACGCTTAGACAAAGGAGATGCTAAGTTTGACCGTATGGACACTAAGTTCACAACAATGATTATAGGCGTGTATGTTCTTATCATTGGGTCTAGCTTTTTATAAGGAGGTACCTATGGCTAAAGCCGAAAGCAAATTACCACAGTTAATCAACTTTGATGGTAAACAATACGATATAACCCAGATGACTGACCGAGTAGCTCAGCAATTTAACATGTTAGTTAGATTACAAAGTGAATGGCAAGACGCTGATTTTAACTTACGAAAGGTAGAAGCAGCACAAAAAACAACCGTAACGGAACTGCAAGTCTTTTTAAAAGAAGACAAGATTAAGTCAGTAGACGACAGGATAATAACACCGTGAATGTAGAACAACTAAAAGAAGAGATTAAAAGACATGAGGGTGAAGTCTTAGAAATTTATAAAGATAGCCTAGGCTACAAAACATTAGGTGTCGGGCATCTATGCCAACCTAATGACCCTGAGTACGATTGGGAAGTAGGTACTAAAGTATCACAAGAAGTTGTTGATTTGTATTATGAAGATGATTTTGCTAAGCACGTAGATGAAGCTATCCACGTGTTTGGTACAGAAGAAGATTTTTATAAGTTACCCGAAAATATCCAACACGTCATAGTTAATATGTGCTTTAATCTAGGAGGGACTAGGCTTTCTAAGTTCCGTAACATGTTAAAAGCATGTAGAACACATAATTGGAAACAAATGGCAGCTGAAATGGAAGACAGCAGATGGTTTAACCAAGTAGGAAGAAGGAGTCGAGAACTGCAAGAATCAGTTCTGAATACTGTATAATGAAAAAATGGCATATATTAAACTTAACACCTTTGGAGGACTTGCTCCTAAAGCTTCTCCCCGTCTATTAAAAGATGAGTTAGCTACAACTGCTACCGACGTAAATCTTGAAAGTGGGCGTTTAGTACCTGTAAGAGATAATTCTGATACTCTTACCCTTTCTAACTCTTCTAGACAAAGTATATTTAAATACACAGATTCTCCAGAACGTTGGCTACAATTTGACGAAGATGTTAACGTCGTGCGTAGTGCTATTCCTGGAGACACTAACGACACGTTATATTGGTCAGGTCAAACTTTCCCTAAAATGGGTAGATCTTCAGACATAATAGGTGGTTCTGTGTACCCTAATGCTGCTTACAGATTAGGTATACCTGCTCCAACAGCCGCTCCAACAGTAGCTCCAGTAGGACAAACACAGTTTGATGGCGTTATTGCATTTGTAAATGAGAGTTCCACAATCACTATTACTACTTCTACAAGTGGCGCAGCTACCGCCCATAGTGCTTCTGTAGGTGAATACATAACACTTACAGGTTTTGCTACAACGCAGGGAGTAGCTGCTGCAGATATAAATGGTAATTATAAAATAAAGACAGTGCCTAGTGTTTCTACTCTAACAGTAGAATTATCTGCTGCTGCAACGGGTACGGGTAACAGTGCCTCTGTAGCAAACGGTGTAGCACTTGGTGGTAATTCAGACGCAGAGTTAGATTACGAAACTTCATACGTATATACTTTTGTATCTGCATACGGAGAAGAAGGCCCGCCTTCGCCTGCTTCTACTGTTATAACTACAGATGATAATATGACTGTAGCTTTATCCGCGCTAGAAACTTCTACAAGTATTACTAATACTAACTTATCAAAGAAAAGAATATATAGATCTAATACAGGTTCTAATTCTACACAGTTTCAATTTGTAACAGAGCTTGCATTGTCAGCTACGACCTACACAGACGTTTCTAAAAATAGTGAATTAGCCGAAGTTTTACCCTCTAGCACTTGGATTGCACCACCAGATGACAGCGCTTTATACCCAGATGGGCCTATGAAAGGGTTGTTAGCTTTAGGCAATGGTACTTTTGCTGGTTTTACAGGTAATAGAATATGTTTTAGTGAAGCTTATCAGCCACACGCTTGGCCTGCCGCATATAGATTAGGTATAGAAGAAAAAATAGTAGGTATAAAAGCTACTTCTAATGGGCTTATTGTAGGTACAGAAAGCACTCCTTACTTAGTAACGGGCAGCGACCCTTCAGCCATGATTGCTATAAAAATAGAAACAGCAGAAGCGTGTTTGAGTAAAAGGTCTATGGTAGATATGGGTGAAACAGTAATATATGCAGGGCCAGATGGCTTGATTGCAGCTTCTGGTGCCCAAGCGTCTAATATAACAGAAGGTTTAATAACTCCAGAACAATGGCAAAGTGATTACTACCCTTCTACTATCACAGGTTTCTACTGGCAGGGTAGATATGTAGGGTTTTACAATACCGGTTCGGGTTTTGGTGGGTTTATATTTGACCCTCG